AACCCGGCCCAACTTCAGTGTCACCCCTCAGAATGCCATTCCGAGTTAGCGCAAAGAGCTTCATTATCACTTACCCGCGCTGCGATGTCGACAAAGAAGTTATCCTCCAATGGTTCCAAGACCACTTTATGCTCCTCGGGTGCAGAGTCGCAAGGGAGCTCCACGCCGACGGAACGCCCCACATCCACGTCGTCTTCCACATCGCTAATACGTTCCAAACCCGTAACGCCCGTTACTTCGACATCGGCGATCACCATCCCAACGTTCAATCGACAAGGGGCCTTCCTGCTAGTTACGCCTATGTGGCTAAAGATGGAGACTACATTGACTTCGGCACGATCCCAGCAACCAGACCACATGGAAGCTGGGCCGATATCGCCAACGCTACCACCAAAGAAGAAGCGCTCGCTCTGGTTAAGGAAACGAGCCCACGGGACTACGTGCTTAACTACGATAAGATCATATCGTTCTGTGAGTCCCACTTCGCCAACCGCACGGAAGCATACGTCCCAATCTACCAGAACTTCAACGGATTACCTCAGCAATTAACAACATGGTGTGATCAAAGACTCGAGGTGAGTGAGCGGCATTCGCCGCCGCCTGCGGCGGGCTTGCCCCCCCAACCCCCCACGGAGTGGGGGGAGCTGTTATACATAGTGACTAATCAGTAAATGCGGTAGGTAGATCGACCAAGATCTCTTATTATTTGGGGTGGATCTCGACTGGGAAAAACAGAATGGGCTAGATCTCTCGGGCACCACATGTATTTCAACGCCATGTTCGACCTCGGAGAATGGGACGATGGGGCTCAATACGCCATCTTCGACGACTGGGCTGACTGGTCCAAGTTTTATGCATACAAACAATTCCTGGGCGCTCAACGACAGTTTACGATTACTGACAAGTATCGTCGAAAGCGCACAGTCCGATGGGGAAAGCCTGCGATCGTTATATCAAATTTAAGACCAGCATGGGAAGACGAGGATTGGATAACTGTTAACTGCTTTCAATGCCATTTATTAGGCGCTTTATTTTAAATAAATACTAAGTGACAGTTGATGCAACTTGAATTTCACTCTGATTTCTCTGCTCGTTAACCGTGAACTTGTATGTCTTGTTCGCAATAACTCCCAATGAACTCGCAGGATAGTATGTAGCAAGAGATGAAACAGCACCTGACGTAGCAATTCCATGATGAACAAATAAATGTGATTTTGTCCAGCCTTTGACTGCCCAATTGGTTTTAGTAGTGGCTACGCCAACATTAAATTCCGCGGTGTCCAACTTTCCCCGCCGCATCATTGAATCATTGAACGATGCAACCTGACCCGGCGGGAGGATATACTCTACACATTTTATCACAGTATACTGTGAACAAAATACTGAACTATCAAAAGGAGTAGCTCCAGGGCGCGCTGGGGTTCCTACTGGGTTGGCCACAATTTGATCCAATCCAACAGTTGAGCCAGGCATGGCAACGCTCATGTCAAGAGACGCTATCCACGCGTTGCCCAAATTATTTCCTGCCGCCACCGGGGCATCCTTCTTAGGAACGATGGTATACACCTTTAACACCAACGTGGTAGACCCAACATTGGTACACAAATAATCGACATGTGCCGATTTCATATTTATTGACCACTCACGTGACGTGACGTTGTCATAGGCCTGAAAGATATCGTTTACGTCAGCGTCACCGCTGCCATTCGCATAAAGCGAGATTCCATTAAAGCCCTGAACACCAGCAGCTGCTGCAGACGCCCACGTCCGCATTAATTGGTACGTCTTCTCAGATGAGAAGATCTGGTTGGCGCGAAGGACCTTCTGCGCAAAGGAAAGCTGCTTACGCCACCGGCGGTTCTTCTTCCGCCGGAATATTGTCTGCGCATTGAATTGATTCGTGAGGGCATCCTTTGGAGCCATGGGGATCGACCGTTCGGAGCTGTGGTGGGTCTTGAGTTTCTTGTACGCCGAGTATACGTCGCCATAAGTTTTGCCGTTCCGCAACACGTGACTACCTACTCTGTGTAACGCGTCGTGTGTTCTCTTTCGCCAATTACGGTGGGGCATAAAAAACTAGGGTTCGGTGATCTAAGGACCACGGGTTCTTTTATACTATAAAAGTGACAGTGACACTAGGGCCGGGGTAATATTA